GGCGGAATCCACCGCTCAATGCCATGGCCGACTCCACCAGCTCAGCGCTCACAGCGCCGAGCGCCACACCACCCCTGAGCCTGCAGGTCTCATCCGTTGACGACCTGGCCCGGCTGGCCCGGGTGTTCGCCGCGTCTGGCCTGTTCGGCCGCGCCGGCAATCAGGAAACACAGGTCGCCGAGTGCGCCATCCGGCTCATGGCCGGCATGGAGGCAGGGTTCTCCCCGTTCGCCTCCGCCACCGGCGTCCACATCATCAACGGCCGGCCGGCGTTCAGCTCCAACCTGCTGGCCCAGGCCGTGCGCCGCCACCCGACCTACGACTACCGGGTGGTCGAGAAGTCTGCCAAGGCCTGCCGGATCCGGTTCCTTGCCAACGGTGAAGAGATGGGCGTGGAGACCTTCACCATCGAGATGGCCGAACGGGCGGGCCTGCTCAAGAACCCGACCTGGAAGGCCTACCCCGAGGCCATGCTGTTCTCCCGCGCCCTCACGGCCGGGATGCGCACGCACTGCCCCGACGCCCTCGGCGGCCACACGCCATACACCCCTGACGAGATCGGCGGGGAGGTGGTGCCGGTGACTGTGGCCGACGCCACCCCCGCGCATCAGGTTGACCCGGTGCAGCAGGCCCAGCAGGTCTGCGATGCCGCCGGCCTGACCGCAGACGGCGTGATCGCGTTCTGTCTGCTGGTCAGCAGCGGCCGGATCGCCACCCTGTCGGATCTGCCGGCGGAGACCCTCGACCGGATCATCGCCAACGGGATCAGCCCCGAGACCGTGGCGAAGTGCAACGGCCCAGCCGCCGAGCCCGACCCCGACCCAACCGAAGACCCCGACGACCTGCCCGCCGCCTGGTCCGTGTGACCTGGTGGGCTGCACAACCGGAACCTAACCCCACACCATGAACGAACTTCTTACTCAGCTCATTCAGTGCAACCAGTGGCGATTCATCGGTCGCCTTGGCGCCGATCCTGAGCTGCGCTGCTTCCAATCCGGCGCCAGCGTCTGCAACGCCCGCCTGCTGGTCAACAGGCCCGGTCAGAAACGGGACGACGGCCAGAAGCCCTACAGCTTCAAGCTCGAGATCTGGAACGACAAGGCCCAGGAGTTCGTCGATGCCGCCGGCAAAGGCGATCTGATCGACGTGGAGGGCCGCGTCAAGACCGAGACGTGGGACGACCGCACCACCGGCGAAAAGCGCCACGCGCTGGTGCTGAGCGTCGAGGCCTGGGAGGTACTGGCCAAGCCCGTTCAGAACCAGCAGCCCCAGCAGCAGGCCCCCGCCACCGCCCCGGCAGCCAAGACCCAGCCCGACTGGACCAGCTCCGACGCGATGCCCTTCTGACCCATGCGACAGATCGACACCATCCGCCAGCAGCTGAACGACCTGCTGGCCTACATCGAAACCGATCAGCAGGCCCTCGCCGCCGAGCAGGCCGCCGTGGCCCGCGCCACTGAGGCCCTGCACGAAGCCCCCGCCCTGCAGGCCGCACTGGCGCAGGGTCAGGAGATCATGCGCGGCCGGGTAGTTGCGCTGATTGATGCGCAGCGGGACGTGTTGCGCACCGGAGCTGCGACCACCGTGCTTGAGGCCCTGCGCCGCCAGGTGCTGGAGGTGGAGGCATGAGCACGATCACGATGTGGCGTCTCAATTCGTGCAGAAAGATTGAGCAAGTTGAATGCAGCAAGGTAACGGAGAAGTCCGTATTCATTGTTGCCGAACCACTGTGGAATGGCGAAATGTACCGATTAAAGAAACCTCAAAGGGAGGCCATTGTTAGCGGCTGCCGCAGTTACCACAAAACCTGGGCCGACGCCCACGCCGCGATGCTGCACAAGGCCGAACTGGAACTGGACGCCGCCCGTAGCCGGCTCGAGCGCGCACAGGGCGACTACGGCCGAATCAAGGGCATGAAACCACCGGCTGATGCGGAGGTGGCCCAGTGACCCTCTCCATCCTCGCCGGCCTGCTGCAGATCATCTGCGTTGAGGCCGTGGTGGGCGCCTGCGTGCTGGCCACGTCGCTCTGGTGGGCTGCCTGCCAGCGGCTCAACCGGGAGGGGGAGTGATGTTCCCACCCCTGAGTGAGCAGCACTGCTCCAGCTGCCGGTATTTTTTCCCCGATCAGCACGACCTAGGCCAGTGCCGCCGCAACCCGCCGCAGATCGGCCCACGCGGTGAGCAGTGGCCCACCGTTGCCGCTGATGACTGGTGTGGGGAGTGGGTGGTTAGGGAGGGGGAGCATGCCTGAAAACACCCTGCTAGGTCGCTGCACCGTGGCCTACGCCGAAGCCTGGAACGAGCGCATCAAGACCCTGGGCCCCGCCGGTCGCACCGAATGGCCCGACGATGCCCAGCGCACCGGCGTCCGCGCCGTGATCGAGCACCTGGCCGCTGAGCTGGTGGTGATGCACCAGCGGAACGAGGGCCGGCTGTCGGCGCACGATGCAGCGCGGCTGCTGCTGGAGTGGGTGCAGTGACCCCACTCAGACTCCGCATCGCCGCCGAGACCGTGCTGGCCCAGCTCCGTATGGAGGCCCAGCGTCCGGCTGCCATGCCCATCCGCCAGCTGGTGGCCATGCGCCGCACGATCAGCGACCGGGTGCTGATGGACTACCTGCACATCCGGGTGCTCACCGGCGGCTGTGGCTTCGCTGCTACCAGCGCACTGCGCGAGGCGTGGGGGTGCGATCAGTCCACCGTGTCGCGCCGGGTGAACGCCGTGGCCGCTGCCGGCCTGGCCGACATCACCACCGGCTGGGGCGGGTATCGGGTGCATGGGTTGAGGGGGATGGGATGAGCCCCGTAAATCAAGGGTTCTGGGATCCCGACCCAGACCCAACACTCCCACCATCAGGCATTCGCTCCACCATGACCCACCCCTACGACGAACCCACCGGCGAGTGCCGCAAGTCGGCCGAATCGGCCACCAAGCCCCGCCTGGAGCTCCTGCCCAGCGCAGCACTGGAGCAGATCGCCGAGGTGCTCACCTACGGCGCCGCCAAGTACGAGGCCAACAACTGGTGCCGTGGCGCCCGCTGGGGCCGGTACTTCGCCGCCCTGCTGCGGCACGTCTTCGCCTGGTGGCGCGGCGAGGACCTGGACCCTGAAACCGGCATGAGCCACCTGGCGCACGCCGGCTGCTGCCTGCTGTTCCCGATCGAGTACCAGCGCAACGGATGGGGCGCAGATGACCGATTCCGTGGGCCGGATCAGGAGGCGTTCCAGAAGTTCGACGGAGCGGAGCCATGATCCACCTCACCACCCCCACCCAGCAGGCCATGGCCCGCATTGCCACCGCGCCCGCCACCAGTGATCAGGCCCGCCCCACGCCAACACCCTCCACCCGGTTATCCCTGGCCGCCTGCCCCATGCCGGCGCGGTGCTTTACGCCTTGCGAGACGTGCACCAACGTCGCCCGCAGCGTGGCCGGTGAGCTGGGGCAGGTGCTCAGGGAGCGGCACGGTGGATCCAGCTCGGTGGCGGATTGGTTGGATGGATTCACACACGCTGGAGGTGAGCGATGAGCACTGAAAGGAAACAGGGAGTTCTGCTATTGCCGTGCCCCTTTTGCGGCTCCATCAATCTGCGCTACCAGTTTTCCGGGTCTCAGGGCTACATCGAATGCAACGAATGCGGCACCCAAGGGCCCTGCGATGAGCGAGCTGCCGATCCGATCTGCGACATCGAAGCCGCCAATTCTGCTTGGAACCGCCGCGCCGCCCTGGCCCAGCCCGAGCCGGAGGGGATGACGGATGAAGAAAAGTGGTATCCCGGCTTTGCTGACTGGCTTGAGCGAGAGATGCCAGAGGGCACGGTAATAGGCGATCCACTGTGGTGGGCCTCAAAGATTGCTGACTATCTGCAACGCCATGGCCGCCCCACCATCAAGCCGGTGCCCGTCGCTGAGCGGCCATGGGAGCGCGAGGGGTGGTGTGATGCGGAGGGGAGGTGTTGGTGGTGGCACGCTGCCACTGATGACACCAATCCCGGCTGGATTCCTGCAACCTATGCAGACATTGAACTGGTTGGGGTTGAGTTTTTTGATTCATCCCTCCCCCACCACGCCCTGCCGGTGCCCACCCCCTAGGGTGCAGAACCGGAACCTAAGCGGTATGATTCCGTCACCAGCAGCCCGAGCGCGGCGCTGGCCATCCACTCGCCCGGCACTGGCCGGTTTCATCCATGACCACAACTGTTTTCTGCACCGTCTTGGTGCTGCTGCTGCTCCCGCTGCTGTGCCTGCTATGGCTGACGGAATCCCGCCAGCAACGCGCTCGCAGGTGGCGCCGCGATGGGCTCACCTATCGGGTGATCGCCGAGAGGCTGGGCTGCAGCCAGACCACCGCTCGCCGGTTGGTGGGGGTGGGGGCATGAGCACCGAAAGCCAAGCCGGCGTGGTGACGTTTTCAGTCGGGCACCAAATCGCCGCCGCCCGTGTTGAGAAGGGAGCGCCCGACGCTTACCGGCTGGCGCGATACAGAGCCGACGACGGCGCCATTGAGTTGAAGCTACAGGGCTGTTACCTGTGGTGGCAAGGCTCAGAGGTTGGCCACGAATGGCGCGACATCCCGACTGTTGACCTTACGGAAACCCAACCATGACCGACCAGCACCGCGCCACGCCTGAGCAGTGGGAAGTCGTAGAAATCTGCCGCGAAGAAGGCAGGATTCCCTGGCCGACTGCCACTGCCCTCCTCGAACTCCGCTCCCGCGTCGAGGCCCTAGAGGCCGCGCCACAAGACAAGCTCGACCGACTGATCGCGCAGGATCGCGCCGCCAGCGCCGAGGCCCGGCCTGGTGGGTTGGTGGAGAGGGTAGAGACCCGTGCCGGTGGCGATGGCCGCGCCGCAATCCGCGAAGTGGCAGCGACTGCCAGGGGCCTCCGGTTCGCCACCGCCAAGGCCCTGATCGACTGGCTGGATCGGGAGGCCGACCGTGGCTGACCTCTCCCCAGCACAGACAATCGTGGCAGCATTCAACGAGCGCCACGAGTTGTGCGGCCCCTTTGATGATGACTGGGTGGAGCAGTGCCTGGCCGCCGCCCTCCGCGCTGCCGCTGCTCACCTTGGCAGCTGCAACGCATCGACGCAACTCCTCGCCATCGCCACCGAACTGGAGGCCCAGTGACACCTGACCACCTCCAGCCCGGCGACATCTGGCGCCATCCCGGCATGGGGCTGCTGTACGTCACCGATGAAGATCGCGACGCATACCCCGGCACGTTGAAGTGCTACTGGGGGATGGGCGGCAACCCCAATGCGCCATACACGTTCCGCCACCCGAACAACACCACCAACCTCACCCTGGTGCAGCGGCTGGGTGAGCAAGACGCCAACGGCGAATGGCACCTGAAACGATGATCCCCCGCCTCTACCACGTCCAGCTCACCACCGGCCCCATCGAGCTCTACGCCATCACCCAGGCCCAGGCCATCAGCACCGCGCTGGAGCTGGCTGGACCTGGCGCCCGGGTGCTGCGCGTTGCCCGCCTGGGCGACTGGTAATCACACCCCCGGCTCATCACACTCCGAAGGCCCCCGCCGCGGCTGCTCGTTCCCACCAGGGAGCTGCAGTCCGCGGCGTTGGCATTTCCAGAGGAACGCCCGCAGCGCCGCGCGACGGCTGGCACTGACGGCCTCGATTCCCCACCCCTGCACCAGCCAGACCGGCTGCCCGTTGCGGATCACCAGCTCGGTGGTGGGGAGGTGGTGCATGGTTCAGGGTATCGATTCCCTGTGCGCTATGCTGCCGGTGTCTAAGGAAAACGAATCCATAGCGCAGGGTAGTGTGAGCGGCCGTTCTGGGCCGATCCTATGCACGCCATCGGCTACGCACGGGTCAGCAAGGACGACCAGGCGGACAGCCTCCCAGCCCAGGTCGGCCGCCTCGAAGCCGCCGGCTGCGCCCGGGTAATCACCGACATCGAGACCGGCCGCAGCACCGATCGGGATGGCCTGCTAGAGGTCATGGCCATGGTTCAGGCCGGGCAGGTCTCAGAGCTGCTGGTGACCCGCGTGGACCGGCTGGGCCGTGACGCGGCTTACACCGATGCCCTGCTGGCCCAGTGCGAACAGCAGGGCGTCTCCGTCAGGGCCCTGGACGGCGGCGCGATCGAGACGGCCACGCCCCAGGGGTTCCTGATGGCCAGGCTGCAGACGGGCCTGGCGGAGATGGAATCGAGGATGCTGAGCCTCAGGCTGCGGCGACAGTTCGCCGTCTACCGCGCCGAGGGCCGCCACCTGCGCCGGCGCAAACCGTTCGGCTACCAGGCCGGGCCGGGCCACCGACTGCAGCCGCACCCTGAGCAGTGGCCCCAGGCGTTGCGCGTGCTGCGGGATCTGAAGCGGCTCGGGAGCTTCGCGGCGGTGGCCCGCTCGATGCCGGAGTGGTGCGCCTGGACGCCGGCCGCCACCAACCTGCAGGCGTGGTTCGTCAACCCGGTCATCCGCGGGCACATCGGCCACCAGTTGGACCGTAAATCAGGCAAGGGCTGGGGCCAGCGGTGGGGGGAGATCCTCTATGACCAGCACCCGGCGCTGATCAGCGAACAGGACTGGCGGGAGCTTGCCGATCTGCTGCGGCGGCCGACCAACCGGTTCAGGAACACCACCAGCACCGAGGTGGCCCATGCGCTCACGGGACTGCTCCGCTGCAGATCCTGCGGCCATCTGCTGCGGCGGAACACCTCGAATGGCGTGGCCTGGTGGCGGTGCCGGCATCGGCTCTGCGCAGCCCGGGGTGGCGCCAGGGAGGATCGGATTCTGCCAGTGGTGATCGATGCCTGCGTCGCTGAGGCCGGCCGCCTGGCGCAGCTGCTGGCTGAGCCCAAGGCCCAGGATCCGGCAGTGGCGGCGATGGCCGACGAGCTGGAACTGATGGAGCGAATGGCCGCACGCAACCCCGAGAACCGGGCAATGGCGGCAGCCGTGGCGGAGCAGCGCCAGCGGATCGAGGCACTGCGCAGGGTGGAGCGGTCGGCGGTGGATCCCGAGCTGTACGAAAAGCTGCGGGATCCGTGGTTCTTCGCTGGCGCTACGACGGATCAGCAGCGGGCGATGCTGGCGCTGGTGTTGCGGTCCGTCGTGGTGGGGGAACGTGGCGACCCGATCGAACCTCTTCCTCGTAGCTCTTGAGACGCTGCAGCAGGGCTTCGCGGCCTGTCAGTGGAGGGCTGCACTTCCGCATCCTCACCCCTCCACCGCGTACAGCGAGCAGTCACGGGCGAACCCCAGGCCCTCTTCTATCGGGTCGGGGAATCCCAGGCTGCAGGCCTCACCGCGCCATTCCTGGCAGCGCTCGCACGACGGGTCGCCGGGCCCCGGCGGCGGGTAGTAGCCCTCAGGCAACACGTCCCGGTAGATCTTGCCGACACGGATCTGACGGATGGTTTCCCGGCTGCAGCCGTAGAGCTTGCCCAGTGCGCGATGCGTTTCGGTCGAGGCGATGATGGCCGCCACCTGCTCAGCGCTGAACTTCCGGGTGCTCATCCCTTGCTCGCGTGCACGGTGGTGTCCAGGTTGTAACGCCCAGTCTGCGCGTAGCTGCACACCGGCCGTTCGGCCATCAGGTGGAACACGATCTGCCCGATCTTCATGCCAGGCCACAGCAGCTGCGGCCACAGCTGGCGGGAGTTGTGCAGCTCCAGGGTGAGCACCGATCCATTCCATCCGGGGTCGCAGTACCCAGCCATCAGGTGCTCCAGTCCCTCGCGGGCCCGGGATGACTTCAGCATGAACTGCGCGGCCACATCATCCGGCAGGTGGAATACCTCAACCGTCTGGGCCAGGCAGAACTGCCCCGGCTTCAGCTCATACGGATCATCCTGGCTGTGCCTGTCCAGCGGATAGGGCACCAGCTCCGGCGACTGCGCCGATTCGATCAGCAACGTGTCACCTAGCCGCACGTCAAGCGAGGCCGGGTTGATCAACGCCGGATCCCACCCCACTACCATGCCGCCCTCGCAGCGGCTGCGGATCTGCCAATCGGCGAGGATCATTTGATCGTCTCCAAAACATGTTTCGCAAACGCCGTGTGCGTCATCACGGCATGGGTGCCCGGCGGCCGGCCGTAGCTGTCTTGCCACCAGGCTGAGAATGCAGCGCTGATCAGCTCATCGCGCTGCTGCTGGCGCTCAGCTTCCGCCAGGCCGGTGTATGTGCCGTGCATCGGATGCGCCGGATCATGCCGCCCATCGGCGGTGTAGAGCTCCTCAAGTCGATCTTGCCGAGCGGTTTGCTCGACCGGGTTGCAATCGTGGCTCATGACGTGATGGGTGAGCTGGACAGTTGGACTTGGCAGATCCGCCATTCGTAGCCATCGGCATCGACCACGAAGTAGTGGGGCCAGCTGGCGGGCCCGCAGCCCAGGGCGGCGGTGACGATGGCGGCCTGCTGCGGGTGGCCGGCGATGTAGACGCGATCACCAGCCTTGAACCGCCACGGGTTAGCGGTGCGCGTTGCGGTCAGAGCCATGTGCAGGATCTCCGGCTGTGAACAGTGATGGAACTGGCGTCCGGGTGGCGAGCACTGGCGAACTGATGCGCTTGCTGTTTGCTCGTGGCGCGGATCGTGCAACGCATCGGCCGCTTACAGGCGAACGTCACTTCAACAGGCCAGAACTGCGCGCTCGGTTCACTGGTGCGGGTGATGCCCTCGCCAGCGGACAAGCAGGGGTCGTCGTCGGGGAGGAAGGTCACTGGATCACCTCCACCCCCTGAATCAGGGCTTCGCGCTGGAGCACCACGGCAGTGGCCACCATGCCCAGCAGGCACAGCAGCAGGGCGGCTACGGCTCGGCGACCGGCAGCGGCCTGGGCAGCAGCCTCAGCTCGCCGCGCCTGGTCCTGACGGAGCACAGCAGCCAAGCGGCGATCACAGGGAGCAGCATGGCCGTTCGTGGATAGAGAGAATCTGCGCCTGCGGGAACCGGCTCTGGAAACATTCGCGGATCGAGTCCTTAGTCCAGCCGTTACCGGCGATCCATTCAAGATCGTGTCGTTCATTGTCTTTGATGTAGGAAATGAAGTAGGCCATTGGTCAGAAAGAGTCCAGTGATCGGCGCAACGCTGAGGCGGAATGCTCTAGCTCAATGAGCAAGCCAACGATCAGATCAGTCGGTGGTGGTTGGCCGGCATCCCAGGCGTTGTCCGCGATGGCCGTGGCCGTGACCTTCGCCGCATCGATCAGCCCCACCAGCAGGGGCATCAGCGGCTGGTTGCGCTCGCCGCAGTCGGGCAGCTGAACCAGTGAATCGACGTGGGCCGGCAGCGCTTGGCGGGCGGCCTGAAGGATCAGGTCGGAGAGTGCGCCATCGCACTCCAAGGGGGTGGGGTTGTGGGTTTGCATGGCGGCTAGGCAATCTTCCAGCTGCGGCGCTCCACCAGGGTGGCGCCTTCAATCTGCTGGCCCTGCTTCAGGGCTGCAGCGATGGCCGTCTTATCGGCGCTGTAGGTGGTCTTGACCCGCTGGAACTGCTCCGGCAGGTCGGCCACCTCGGCGGCGAGGTCCACAGCGGTGACCTTGCGGCTGGTGATCTTGTGCTCGGGCAACTGATAGGAGGTCTCGTCGGGGATGGCCTTTTGCAGGGCATCCACCAGCCGATCCTGCAGCGCATCCGCCTGCTGCTCATCACCAGCGGCCAGCTCTGCCAGCGCTTGGGCGCGAGCCTTGCGGGCATCACGCCTGGCCCTGAGCGAGTCGATCACCCAGCACCAGGCGTCGGCCTTGGAGAGGATGGCCTGTTTGTTGTCGGACTCGGCGCTGATCAGGCTCTCCAGCGTGGCGGTGGCTGCGGCCACCACGGCGGGATCGTCGGAGAACAGGTCGGCGGCGGCCTCGTCAATCTGCTGCTGCAGGCGTAGGGCGTCGCCGGTGAGGTCGTAGAGGGTGGCAGGCATAGGCGAGTGGTGCAGACCCGCCAATCGTACCGCTTAGGTTCCGGATCTGCACCTATAATGAGGCAGATTCGTCACACTCGCCCCGGTGCCCGCCAGCTCTAGCCAGTCCTGGTGGCTCGACTCAATCGGTCGGATTCCCCTGCTCACGCCCGCCGAAGAGATCGAGCTGGGCACGGCAATTCAGCGGTGGCAGACCCACCCCGACCCGTGCCCACCAGGGATCAGACGCCGCGGCCAGCGGGCCCGTGATCGGTTCGTCTCGGCGAACCTGCGGCTGGTGGTGGCGTACATCTCCCGCCGCTGCCACCGGCTGGCCAAGGCCCACGACCGGGAGGATCTGATCCAGGCGGGAAACCTGGGCCTGATCACGGCGGCGGAGCGGTTCGACCCCAGCAAGGGGTACCGGTTCAGCACTTATGCGTATTGGTGGATCCGGCAGGCGATCAACCGCTGGGTTGACCAGCACGGCCGGGCCATCGCGATTCCCGGCAGCCACTGCCAGCACCTGAGCAGGCTGGAGGCCGTGACCCAGCGGCTGGAGCGGGAGCTGAACCGCAGCCCCACGCAGGCGGAGATCGCCGCTGAGCTGGGCGTGTCGCTCAGGGTTTTTGAGCAGGTACTGGAAAACGGTCGATCGGTCGCCAGCCTTGACCAGGTGGTAACCGATGACGGGCTGGAGCTGGGCAGCCTCTGCGCCACATGGGACCGCAGCCCTGAGGATGAGGAAGAGCAGCGCGAACGCTGGCGCCAGGCGGAGCAGCTGCGGGGCCTGATCGCCAGGTTGGCGCCGCAGGATCGGCGGCTGCTGTCGCTGGCCTGGGGCCTCGACGGGGTGGAGATCCCCAGGGGCGAGCTGGCCCAGCAGGAAGGGCTCAGCACACGGGCGCTGGAGGTGCGGCTCAACGGGTTGCAGGCGGCGCTGGCGTCGCAGTCGGTTCAGTTGGTGTTGGTGGCGGTGGCCAGGGTGCCGGTGCAGCCGCGGAAGCGGATCAGGCGGAAGCGGGAGCGGATGGGGGTGCAGCTGGTGCTGGAGGTGGCGGCGTAGTGCTCAGCCCTGCTCCCACGGGTCGGGCATCCGGCGCCTCAGCTCAACCCCATCTCCCGCACCCAGCGGTGGTGCTCATCGCTCGGCTCACCCAGCGGTGGCGCTCCCTTCAGCGCCAGCTCCACCATCAGATTCGCCGCGGCCTTTTGCAGCTCCATGATCAGGTGCTCCTGATGATGCGCCCGTTGAATCAGCTCATCCGCCAACTGGGCCAGCTCGTCGCGGCTCATCTGCGCCGCACGCTGGCGGTGGTGGGCCATCATCGCTTCCCTCGACAGGCTGAGTGAGAGGTTCAGGCCCAGCATGGTCGCAGCGCAGTTGGCTCAGTCTGGGGACGCCGAAACGGTGCCCTACATCACAGTCGCCACCGACGCGCGGCAGGGCACCTGCTGGGTCGTGGTCGGGCTGGGTACTGAGGTTCGCTGTTACTGCGGACAGAGGGCCCTGGGGATCCTACGGATGATGTGCACCAGCCGGGGGATCAGCGTTCCGCAGTGATCGCCCAGCCGGTATTGGCGCCCTCCACCATCCACCGGGGCCCAAAATTCCGCCGGCTGTATCTGGCGAACCGTGCCACACCGCCCAACGTGGTGCCGTTTACCATGTCAGCTTCGCCGAAGGGGTCGTGCACGATCAGGCGATCCCGGTCGTAGCCCACCACGATCAGCCAATGGCCACCGCCGGTCGGAGCCGTGACCGGTCCCCTGTGCAGGAATCCGCAGGGCACGGGCACGCCGCGGTTGATCTGCTGCTCCAGCGTGGCGAACCCGGCGACCTTGGTGAACTTCGCCCGGACGCCAAAGCTCGACAGCGCCCGGATCTGCGCGGTCGGGTCAACCGTGTCCCCGTACTGCAGCACCCGCTTGAGATATTGATCGTCGCCATTGGCGCCCTTGAGGGTGCCGGGCCGCAGATACTGCAGCAGCATGGCGCAGGAGCTGCTGAAACACATCCGCGCCGCCTGGCTCCGATCGGCGCTGTCCATCTGCGCGAACCAGGGCACCTGCAGCGGGTTGCCGTAGCCCGTGGATTGCTGCAGCTCCTGTCCCACGAACAGCGCCACCTCTGCAGCCCGGCGACGGGTCAGGCCGGGCAGTTCCTTGCCGTCGGCCTTGTTCCACCGGGGCAGCTCCTCCGTCACCACCTTGGCCGGATCCTCCCCCGACAGGATGCGGCGCCGCAGGGTGCTGTCCTCCACTGCCCCGAGGCCGATGTTGTAGGCCCAGCTCAGCAGCGCAGCGACCCTGTTCGGCTGCCAGCTGGCGGCCGCCGGCAGCAGGGAGATCAGCCCCGGCCCCCGCAGGTTGAGCAGGTCGAGCCGGAGCAGCTCAACGGCCCTGGCTTGGGTGATGCTGTCGCCCTGCCGCACGGGCCCGCCAGGCGCTGGGTATCGGGTCGCGCCGTAGCCGATCGCCCATGCGTTGCCAGTGTCCCGGTAGGCCTGCAGCCGGCAACCCTCAAACTCCTTGATGATCTCCTCAGCCGTTGCCAGCCATGCCGGCTCGGGCGCGGGCGCTGCCGGACTGCCCTGGGCCCGCCACAGCTCGGTGAATTCCTGGCGCTGCTCATTGCTCAGCGACTCATCGAGGGCCTGCAGGGCGGCCAGCTGGTGCGGAGTGATCGTGCCCACGCGGGCGACGTGCTCAGCAGCGGAGCGGACTGTGGCGAGGCTCATTCCAGGTCAGGCGGTCGGTCGTTCAGTGATTGGTCGAGCCGGTTGTATTTCCGCCGCAGGAACGGCTTAACAACCAGCTCTTCACCGGCCAGCCAGGCCAGTCGTGCCAGCAGCAGATCCAGCACCAGGCGGAGATCGCTCATGCCTTGAGAATCCGGCTCACGGTGGAGCGGCTCACGTTGAGCCGATCGGCGATCTCCTGCTGCGTCAGGCCCTCAGCCCGCATGGCACGGGCGGCATCGGCTCGCAGGTCTTCCTCGTTCTCATCCGGCGGGTCGGGTGTGGGCAGCGGTTCAGGTCCGTCGATCACCACCGGCAACGGCTCAGGTTCCGGCGCCTCATCCCAGCGGCGCCGCCGGCCGGCTGCCAGCGACGAATCCAGATCTGGGTTCAGCGTGAAAAACCCCGCCAGTGGGCCCGCGATGGCGGCGATGCCGGCCACCAGCGGCAGTGCGTTGCCCTCAATCACCTCGCTGCACTCGCCAGGCTTGGACTGGAACCGGAGGCAGTCGGCGATCTTGTATCCGCTGATCAGGGCAGCAGCGACACCAGCGACGATGGCGCCGCCGAACGTTGGTGCGGCCCAGGTGGGTTGCCTCATCGATTCAGTTCCAGGCGGATGGTGCGGCGGTCCAGCTCGGTTACCTGTTTTTCCAGCTCCTGAAACCTCAGCCCGAACTGGGTCTGATTGCTCAGGATCTGGGTGATCTGCGTTTCCAGCTGCTGCAGTCGGTTGGGCAGACTCACCACCAACCAACCCATGCCGCCGGCAGTGGCCAGGATTGCCGCGGCCATCAGGCTGGCGGCGGTGGCCTCCAGCACCTGGACCCGTGAAAACTTGCGGCGATCTGGCGTCGGGCCCACAGCTGGGAGGTTGCTACCTCAGTCTGTGGAGGGCCGGCTAGATGACCTGCAGCA